GTTTCTTCTAATAGATAAAATAGATCTTGTTGCTTCTTCTAAAGTAACAATGTACGGAAGTTTAATCCCTGTTGGATTACCATCCATATCTTTATCTTCGTATCCTTCTAAATCTAAATCCGTGTGTATTTCTAAAAGTGTGAAAACATTTTCTTGTGTTGTTTTTCTAATTCCTTCTAGTTCTCGTTCTTTAGCTTTAAGATCTGAAGTTGTTGTAGCATTATCAGCCGGTGTTCCTAAATCTATATCTCTATAGAAACCTGCTACTTGTTGTTTACGCAAAGTGTTCTCGTCCATTTTTAAAACATGAACGATTGCTTCCGCATCGTCTAATGAGGTAGCCGTATACGGAACAACCAGATCATCTGCCGGTACAAATTTAGAAACTGCACGATTCATTAATTCATCGTAATAAGTTTTCTTAAATGCTGAACCAGCTAAAGGTAAATAAAATAGTAATTGATCAAAGTCAGGTTCGAACTCTGGCATCTTTTCCATAAGTTCGTAATTCATGTAATCTTTGACTCTTTCTGCTTGTTGAGTTTTTTCTGGAGTAATTTTTCCAACGACCGCTGTTCTTACTGGTCCTTCGGCCGGGAGTAATTCTTTATAAGCCAAAGCTTGAAATTGTGTAACCGCTTCTGCTAAGACTGGATGCGTAGCACCACTAGCGTTTTGAAAAGGTTCTGTTTTGTCTTCGTATTTAAATCCTAATAAATCTAATCCTTGAGTATAAGTTCTTTCCCAATCTCTTCTAGATTCTTTATACTCTTCAAAGTTTGTTTGTAGTTGTGTGCCTAATGGATCAAGAATCTCATCACCAAGGAACTCGGCTAAATTAGAATAGTGCTCGTCACCTTCTGCAGGGGCAACGGCTCTAGGATCAAAGTTTACATCTACTGATCCATCTTCATTTTGAATCGTTTCAACACCATCAGGAGCTGTTACTTCTTCAGTAACTTTCTCTTGTACTTTTTCTGTAATCTCCTCTTGAGATGGTATCTTAACTTCGCTTCTTGTGTTTGGTAATGATTTGTCTACGTTGTCCGCCATTATATATTTTCTCCTTTACCTCTTTAACAGTATTATAGGATATATTCAAGCCTTGAGGGTTAGGGCCTGATTTTGGAGGCAACAGATTTGTTTTAGGGTATTTCATTATAAATTAACTACTTTCAATAAATTGGCTATACCCCCGTCAGCTGCTTCTTGTCTTTTTCCTAAATTAATTGTGATATCTGAACCTTCACCTGGTTTTGATCCTACGTATTCTGCTGCTTTTCTAATTGCAGAATATAATCCTCCAGTTCCCATATAATTTTCTCCTTCACCAAAAAATGCATTCTTAACCTCAACAGCAGCTTTTTTTACGTCTTCCAATGAATTAATATCTTTAGCATTATTAAAATCAAATTTATCTGTTACTATAATTTCTCCATCCTCATTTACTTCAACTTTTCCCGAGCCTATTAAAGTTTTTAAATTATAATTTTTACTTAACAAATTTAATAATAAAGGTTTATCCATAGTTCCTTTTTCATAGTCTTCGTATTGAATAGAACCTTTTCCTTCTGATAAAACTTTTTCAGCTATACCTTTAAGTTCATCTTTGTAATCTTCAGATAAATCTTTTTCTGTAAATGGTTTATCTCCACCAAAAACATCGTAAGTGAATTGTCTTACGTTAGGTGGGATATAGTTAACAACTTTTTTCAAGAACCCTGATTCTTCATCTGATCCTTCAGATAAACCAATTCTTAATGCAGTTATAATTCCACCATTAGCTTTTTTTACACCACCCATTCTATTAATGTAATCTGTTAAACTTTCTCCGGCTTCTACTAAAATACCGTTGTTGTAATCGTCTATAAGTTGTTCGTAACTATTTTCCATATTAATAAAACTTTTTTGCTTTTCGTGGTCCTTGATCCTCTTTGTAATCTTCAGGATGCTCTATCAAACCACCTTGTCTAAATCTCATCACAGCTTGTGTCATACTATCGACCAAGTCATCATGATCACCATAAGGGAAAGCAGCGCACTCTTCGATAACATCTTGAGCAAACTCCATATGAGTAGGTGCCCAGATTTTACCACTTTCAAACAATGGGGAAACTGAGTTGACGCGAGTATGCTTGTCATTTCCCTTTGATGGTGAGAAATTTATAACAGGTATTCCTTGCTTTCTCAACTCATAAGTTAAGGGTAGACCTGATGCTTTAGATTCTACGATAACTGTTTCGGGTTGCCAATATCCGTATTGTTCTAATGCGATACGCTTTAGTTCTGGAAACTCAACTCGACCTTTCCATGCATCAATCAACATTAAACAAGGACCTGAGTCTTCATCTTTTTGAAACACGCCCCAGGTTGTAATTGCAGAAAAATCGGCAGAAGATTTTTTCATGAATGCAGTATCATAAGATTGTATAACATGTCTTAATGCTGGAAGATCATCTGCATCCCAATCTTGCCACCATTCTCTTTTGATCAGTGCTCCTTCTTCCGAAGTTGGATTTTGCATGTACTGTGAATTCCATTTTGATCCAGGTAATGTTGCTTTAACAGCTTGTAAATCATCTAACTTCCAATACTCTGGCCAGCATGGTTTACCGCTTGGTAAGATAGCAGGAAATTCTATTAACTCCCATTGATCAGCTTTAGGTTCTTTTTGTGCTTTGATTAAAGCTCCCGTTAAATCTTTTTGATGCCAACGAGTCATAACTAAAACAATTGTACCACCTGGCTGCAAACGTTGCCTAGGTCCAGAAGTATACCACTCGTACGCACGTTCTAATGCTTGCATGTTTAATGCGTCTTGTTCAGAATGTGGGTCATCAATAATTAATAGATCAGCACCCCTTCCAGTAATTGCAGATCCAACACCAGCTGCATAATATTCACCACCTTGTTCGGTTTCCCATTTTCCTGCAGCTTGAGAATCTTCCTTGAGCCTTGTTTCAAAAACCTGTTTGTATTCTTGCGAGTCCATTAGGTTCTTAGTCTTTCGTCCAAACCTTACAGCTAATTCAGTGTTGTGTGTTGATTGAATTATTTTTAATTTTGGATTACGGCCCACTAACCAGGCAGGTAATAGATAAGATGCAAACTCAGACTTTGTATGTCTTGGTGGCATATTGATAATAACTCTTTTAATTTTACCAGATGCGATTCGGTTAAATTTTTCCGCAATTTTTTTGTGATGCTTTCCTTCAATGAAATCAGGCCAAACATGTTTTACAAAAGACATAAAATCTGACTGTACTTTCTGAGTCGATTTTTTATTCTCCCACTGATTCATTAATAAACTAAACTCACGTCTTACATCAGCCGGAAGCTTTTCAAAATTCTGCAATTTTTTTGGGTCTATATTCATAAACTTAAAAAGTATTTTAGGGACGTCTATCTCTAAAACTTACACTATACTGTACAGCATTGGGACCCCTTTTGCAAAAAGGGTGATTGACGTTAAAAAAAATGTTTTAATTCCTGGATCGGTTTGGGACCCCTCGAGGCCCCGAAGGGGCCGAGATATGCCCGGCCCGAAGGGCCGAATAAGCCGGGCGCCCGCAGGGCGCCGACCCATTATGAACAGTATGTCTATTGACTTGCCTTGAACCTTTTATCTTGCTTCGTCATTCTGATTATATCTAACCAAAACTTCTCCCTGTTTTGTAGCCCCATAACTAACGCCGCTCTCCATACAATGCCGAGCGGAATTTTTATGTTATCCTCAAACATTAGACCGCCTTCGTGTTTGAAGTATCTAGATATTCTGTCGTTGATTGCTACCATAACAGACCCCCACTAAATGTATTTAATATAACTAGTATCGATAACACCGCGCCGATAAAAGCTAGGTTTAATATTACTTGTTCTGTGTTCATGTTTCCTCCGTTGTTATAATTAATATAGGATATTCCTTTTAATAAATCAAGTTAATTCACTCGGCGCGACCCAAAATGGACAGTTACATTTTGTTCTTGCGCCGTTCTCCTTTTGTCCTGGCGCGACCCAAAATGGACACCCTTCGGAACAAATCGTGAACGCTAATATACCACCGCCGTCCCCAGCCACCATCCTAGTGTATAGGATTTTCCTAGTTATGTCAATACACTATGTGTTCATTTTGGGTTTGTGTGGATATAAAAAAAGCGGGGCAACCGCCCCGCTTTTTATTGCTTAGTTATCCTTGCGCCATTTTTCGTCCTGCTTAAAACGATTATTGAAATCAATTGCTTCGTCTGTTCCTTTAATGCCGAAGTATGCAATCACACCCACGGCACAAAGACCACCGAGCAACAACAATTGAAGTTCCATTGGCGCTTCTAAAAATAGTTCAATCATATTGACTCGCTATCTTTGTTATATTCGTGAACGTCAATTAGTTCCCATTTATTTTTTTTATCATTTACTTTTAATTCCGCCTCTTGTTCGTCTTTGGCTTCAATAAAAGTTTCAGTTATAACTCTATATACTTTCATATTAACTCGCTATCTGTTTAACTTTAGATGTATCAACAACCCACGCGATACCTATTTTCTTTGTTGATGTATCTAATTTCCTTATTAGTTCTTCAGGTGTTCCCGCTTCCATAACTGTATCAATTGAGTGTTGTTGCAATTGCTCCAATTGTTTCAGCTTCTCACCTTCGGGCCTTTTTCTTATTTCTCTTTCAACCAACTCAGTCGCCCAGTCTCTCAATTGTTCTTCACAATCTGAAAGTGTGAGTTTCTCGTCTTGGTCAAATCTATAAGAGTTCAGGTCCTTTTTTTCTTTTGTGGCCTTCTTCCTGAAAAAGGTTTTAGCGCTGTCTTGAGCTTTTTTTAAATGCGCCTCCGCCTTCTTTAATTGATCCAAGATTTTATCAGCGCCCATTTTTTTGGCTAGCTTGCCGACTATCTTGTTTGTTGCCTCAGTCTTGTATTGTTTTACCAATAGTTCTTGTTCTCTTATCAACGGCTCAAAGTTTCGTCTTACCTTAGACTTGAAATGGTCCAATTGATATTTAGTCATAGTTTTAGACATATTTCCTCCATTGTTTGTTTATATATCTGCTCCTAGATTATCCCATATATAATAATAAGTCAAGGACCAAGGACCCAAAATGGACATATTTAATTATTGACATATAACTAGGAATATCCTATATTCTAATTATGAACAACGGAGGAAATATGTATCAAACAATGAACAAGATAACTGATATGATTGTTAAAGACGCTGACAATCTTAATAAGTTGGCTAGAGTAGTCGGCACAAATACAGACAACCTGAATTTGATTGCTACTAGATTACTAGAACTAGAAAAAAGAATAAAGGAACTTGAGAGCAATGCAACAGCTAGAATTTAATTTCACTTGTAAGCATTGCGGTTGTACTCCTAAGCCAGATGAATGGGCGGTCAATTCAAACGAGTATTGCATTGACTGTGAACACGAGAGCAATGACTGGTTTAATGAGTGCGAGTTAACAAATTTCTAGTTTAGAATTATTCTAAACTAGGTGGCCAATGGGGGTAGACATTCCCCCCTTGAGCCCTGATCCTTCAGTCTGGAGGTAAACGCGCGCAGATATGTTGAAGGATCTGGGGTCAAGTAAGTGGGTGGCTGTGCTATAGAAATGCCTTAAAAATTTCCTATAGGTGAATTGATCACACCGAATAAATGCCCGCACTTGATCAAGAGGCTTGTCGTTAATAGCGTCAAGCCTCAAGCAACAAGCTTGACAAGGCTCAAGCAACAAGCTTGACAAGTCTCAAGCTATAGGATAAAAAAGGAGTTATGAAAGTAAAAGAAGCGTTAGAAATTACAGGATCATTATCGAAGCCGAGCAAGATGCCCGGATGGGCTTACGGTTTACCGGCCAAAGAATGCAAGACCGGCTCCAAGCTTGCCAAAGTAAAAGGCAGCGTGTGCGATGGCTGCTACGCTCTCAAGGGCTGCTATGTTTTTAAAGTTGTGCAAGCTGCGCAATATAAAAGACTCAAGGCCATAAGATCACCGCTATGGGTTGGCGCAATGAGTTTAATTATTAATTCAAAGAAATCAAAATATTTTAGATGGCATGATTCAGGGGATGTTCAGGACGAAGCGCATCTAATGAAAATTTTTGCTGTCTGTAAATCTACACCAACAGTTAAACACTGGATGCCAACGCGAGAAGCGTGGGTTAAAAGATTCCTCCCGATTAAACCGGATAATTTAGTTATCCGGTTTTCCGCGACGATGGTCGACCAGGAAGCGCCACAGAGTTGGCCCAATACTTCAACGGTTGTAACAGCCGAGGCCACTTGCCCGGCCCCTAAACAAGATAACGAATGCAAAGACTGCAGGGCGTGTTGGAATGCTGAAGTTAAGAACGTAGCATATGGCCAGCACTAAAAAGATTATTGAAACACAAATAGATTTAGTTCACGAGCAATGGTGCAGGGATAACGGGTATCCAGTTACAAGCCACAAGCGGGAGGCGCAAGCTCCAAGAATAAAGGCTCAAGCTCTAAGGCGCAAGCAACAAGCTCCAAGGTCAGAGGCACAAGCATCAAGGCTCAAGCCATAAGTCACAAGCTC